TTGTGGGCTTCGGCGACAGTCAGCAAGGCATGGGCTCCACCGATAACACCGGCTCGGTGCATGTCGCCGCCCAGCAGCTTGGCTTCCCTACCGCCCGGCAATTCGGTGTCGGGGGGCAAAGCGCCAGCCAAGCGGCGTCGCGGCTCGTCTCGGTCCCGATGACGCTGGCGAACGGTACCATCCCCGCCAGCGGCTCGGTGGCCGTCACCGTCCTGGGGGCCGATCCGATCACCGGCGGAATGCCGAACATGAAGATCCGCTACCTCATCGCGGGCGTGTCGATGATCCTGACCCGCGATACCAATGGCAGCGGGGCCTATACGCTGACCCGCCAAGTCGCGGGGGCGGCGGTGTCGGTCGCCCCTGGCACGATAGCTTATGCGATGGGGGCCTCGATCATCGGGGGCGGCGATCCGGTCGACTATCCGCGCGACTGCATCGCCATCATCCAGCTGGGCCGCAATGACTTCGACACGATCGAGAGCAATGTCGCGGCCATCCGCACCATCATCGGGTCACTGACCCCGCTGACCCGCCGCTTCATCATCCCCCTGGTCCTACCGGCCGGGACCGGCCTCGACGGCTCTGTCATCGATCCGATCGAGCCCACGGGCAGCGAGCGGCGCGGACGTGTCGAGGCGATGAATACCGCGCTCCGCACCGCATTCGGCGACGCCTGCCTCGATCTGCTGCCCATCATGCAGGCGCATGGCAATGGCAGCGCCGAGGACAATAGCGACATCGCGAGCGGCTATGTGCCGCGCTCGCTGCGCACCGACTTTCTCCACGCCAACGAAGCCGGGCGCGCCGTGCAGGGCCGCTACGGTTACGCCCCCCTGATTCAGCAAAAAGGATGGACCCAGCAATGAGCGGTCAATTTCAGCGCCAGCTTACCCGCAATGGCATGCCGGGTTTCAAACCGCAGCGCGACGAAGCCGTCGACGCGGGGACCGTCGCTCTTTTCGATTTCGCGCATGGCTGGGGCTATGCCGATCAGGCCAATCCGGTCGCCGCTGCCAGCCAGCTGCGCAATTACGTGCGCCTCGGCGGGAGCGCCGTCACCGATACCGGCGTGCCCTGGGCGTCCGGCATGGCGAAATTCGACACGGTGGGTCAGTCGATCACCCTTCCGCCGGAATGCCGCTTGCCCGCCGATTGCACCGATTTCGTCGTGTCCTTCTGGGCCAAGATTCCCAAGACCGGCTACCCGACCGGAGGGACCGGCCAGAAAGTCACCCAGCTTTTCGGCTGCGCGTCGGGCGGCTTCATCCAATACTCCGTCCTGCCCTTCTACGATGCCGCGACGGGCAATCTGGCCATTGTCCAGCTGGGCATAAATTTCGAGGGGCCGACGCTCCCGGCGAGCCTTTTCCCCGATGACAATGCGCCGCATCATTACGCCATGCGGTGGCGCGTGCTGTCCGCGACCAAGGCGCTGCTCGAATTTTATATCGACGGGGCGCTGCGATTTTCCAAGGCGGACCTCACTTATGAAGGTACGCTGGCGCAGCCGGATCGGGTCGCGAAGCTGGGCCAGTACTGGAATTACGTGCCCGACGCCATGCGGGGCAGCATCGGGCGGTGGACGCTCCAGCGCCTGGATATCGCAGGCAGCAAGCGCCTCGCCGATGTCATCGCAGCCGACATCGCGGCCGGGCGCGGTCGCTTCGCGTGAAGTGATCTGCGCAGCGCGGCTGTTGTCATACGCCATGCGACAACAGCCGCGCCTCGCCACGCCAGGGATGCGGTCGCAGCGTGAAATCCCATGCGCGACGACAATTCCTTGGACCTGATCGGACAGCTGGCTGGCTATGGCAAGATCGAGTCCGTCGATCTGACGGCGGGCCTGATCACCGTCGCCCAGGGCGATGTCGTGACCGGCCCCATTCGCTGGGCCATGGGCGGCGGGGGCGGGACCAAGGTCTGGAGCCGACCGAAGAAGGGCGAGCAAGTCCTGGTCATCGCGCCCGAAGGCGATATCGCCGGCGCGATCGCGCTGCGTGGCGTGCATAGCCTGTCCTTCCCGCCGGTCGGCGATCCCGATCGCGAAGTCGTCGAATTCGAGGACGGCGCAGTCGTCGCCTATCACCCCGGCACCCATGCGCTTTCCGTCATGCTGCCCCCCGGCGCGACGATCGCGATCGACGCGCAAGGCGGCCTGACGATCAAAGGCCCCGTCACGATTGACGGTCCCGTCGACATCAATGGGACCGTCACCGCCAGTGACGATGTGGTCGCGGCGGGCAAGAGCCTGAAATCGCACATTCATGACAAGGTACAGGCGGGCACGGGCGTCTCGGGCAAGCCGCTATGACCGGCATGGACGCCGAAACTGGCAAGCCCCTGTCCGGCACCGCGCATCTTGCGCAGTCGATGGGCGATATCCTTTCGACGCCGATCGGCTCGGTCGTGATGCTGCGCGATTACGGCTCGGCGCTCTTCGAGCTCGTCGACGCACCCGGCAATGCGCTGACCAGGTCGCGCGTCTACGCGGCGACCGCGACGGCGCTGGCGCAGTGGGAGCCGCGGATCCGCGTGACCCGCATGTCGCTGACCTTTGACGACGCACGATGGCCGCTGACCGTCGAGGGCGAGCGCACCGACACCGCCGGGGCCAGCGATTTTGTCCGCCTCACCATCCCCCTCCGTCCCGTCACCTCCTGAGGATATCGCAATGGCCTTTCTCCACGGCATCAATGTCAGCGAGCCGCTGACCGGCGCTCGCCCCATTCTGGAGCGCTCGACCGCGATCATCGGCCTGGTCGCCACCGCTGGCGCGGCGGTCGGCGATCCGACGACCAAGCTCAACGCCGCTTTCCCGCTCGACCGACCGACCCTGATTACCGATGTGCGCAGCGCGATCGGCGCGGCCGGGACCACCGGCACGCTGCGCCAGGCGCTGGAGGCGATCGCCGACCAGGGATCGCCGATCGTCATCGTGGTCCGCGTCGCGGTCGGCGCCGACGCCGCAGCGACCACCGCCAATGTCCTGGGCGGCATGGTCGCCGGGAAATATACGGGGATGCAGGCGCTGCTGGCGGCCGAGGCCCAGCTGGGCATCCGCCCGCGCATCCTCGGTGCGCCCGGCCTCGATACCGAGGTCGTCACCAACAAGCTGCTGACCATCACCAAGCTGCTGCGCGGTTTCGCCTATGCGTCCTGCGACGGTGTCACTACCGTCGGCGCGGCCATCGCCTTCGCCCAGGGCTTCAATGCCCGCGAGCTCATGCTGATCTGGCCGGAGGCGACTGGCTGGAAGGGGCAGGGCGTGGCGACCGCACTCGGCCGCCGCGCAATGATCGACCAGGAGATCGGCTGGCACAAGTCGCTGTCCAATGTCCCGATCGCGGGCGTCTCCGGCCTGACCGCCGATGTGCATTTCGACATCCGCGACATGTCCACCGACGCGGGCCTCCTCAATGAGGGGCAGGTGACGACGATCGTCCGCATGAACGGCTATCGCTTCTGGGGGAATCGCACGACGTCGGACGAGCCGCAATGGGCCTTCGAGACGGCGGTCCGCACGTCGCAGGCGATCCAGGACGCGATCGCCGAGACGCTGGCATCCTTCATCGACAAGCCGATGACCGAGGGCCTGGTCCGCGACATCGAGGAGACGGTCAACGCCAAGCTGGCGCAATGGGTCGCCGAGGGCCGCCTGATCGGTGGCCGGTGTTGGTTCGACAGCGCTGCCAACCCCGCCGCCCAACTGGCGGCGGGCAAGCTGGTGATCGATTACGATTTCACCCCCGTCGCGCCGCTGGAGGGGCTGCAGCTGAATCAGCGCATCACCGACAAATATTATTCCGGCTTCGGCGACATGCTCGACGCCGCGACCGCCTGATCCGCTCCCCCGTCCCGCACCCGCTGCCCACTTTTAGGATCCGCGACCCATGTCCGCACTTCCCTCCAAGCTCAAGAATTTCAACGCCGCCCTCAATGGCACGTCCTACCTGGGCGTGATTGGCGAGATCACCCTGCCTAAGATCGTCGAGAAGGTCGAACAGTGGCGGGGCGGCGGTATGCTCGGCGAAATCGATATCGGCCTCGGTCTCGAAAAGATGGAAATGGAGCTCAAATTCGGCGGCATGGTCGCCGAGCTCCTGGGCCAGGTCGGCCGCCCCGGTGTCGGTGGCACCCTGATCCGCTTCAATGGCGCATACCAGGAGGATGCGGCCGGGGCGGTGAAGCCCGCCGAGCTCATCGCGCGCGCCAAGATCCCGGAGGTCGATCCGGGCTCGGCCAAGGTCGGCGACAATACCGAATGGACCGTCAAGGCCACCCTTTCCTACCTGAAATGGTCGGTATCGGGTCGACGTATCCTCGAAATCGACGTGCTCAACTCGATCTGGATTTCGAACGGCGTCGATATCTACGCGGCCATTCGCGCCGCCATGCTGATCTGACTATGTGTCGGATCGCGCTCATGGCCGTCGCGGCGCTGGCGATCGCGGGATGTGATCGCCAGCCCGATCATGCCGAATGGCAGACCCGATGCATCGCCTCGCATACCGAGATGAAGCCGGACCTGCTGTTCTTCCCCGATGGCCGGGGCGGCATGTCGACGATGCCGACCGTCACCCCTGAAGACCATTGCGACAGCTGGGGGCGTGTGTGCGTGCCCGGCCGCGATGGCTCCACCGCGTGCCCCTCTCTCTGAAGGATTTCCCATGTCGACCGAGATCAAGACCGTCCCCCTCGAAACCCCTCTGAAGCGTGACGCGGGCGCGCTCGAGGCGCTGTCCTTTCGTCGCCCCGTGTCTGGCGATTACCGCGGCCTGTCGATCGCCCGCCTCGGCCAGCTGGATTATGACGAAGTCCGCAAACTGCTGCCCCGCATCTCGATGGACGGCCTGATCGTCGAAGAGGTCGACCGCATCGACGGTGCCGACCAGCTGGAGATTTGCGCCGAACTCACCGATTTTTTGTCGGTGAAGCGCCGGAAGGCGGACTCCCCGACGATGTAGAATCGTGGATGGCGGATATCTTCGCCATTCTCCCCGGCCTGCGGCTGGAGACTCTCGACGCCATGCACCTGGCCGAGCTGATGCGCTGGCGACGACAGGCCGAATTGCGCACGCCCAAGGATCGCTGATTTGGACCGCTCCCTCGCCCTTTCCGTAACCTTTTCGGCCTTTGACCGCCTGACGGCCCCGCTGCGCCGCATGGCGGCGGGGGCGCGGTCGACCGGCAATGACATGGCGGAAACCCGCAAAAAGGTCCTGCAGCTGGAGCGTAGCGCCAGCCGCCTGAAGACCTTTCAGGAGGCGACGAAGAAATTCGAGGGGACCGAGCGAGAGCTTGCCCAGACCCGCCAGCGCATGGACGAATTGCGGACCAGCATGGAGGGGGCCTCTGGCCGGACCGGCCATCTCGCCCAGCAATTCGCGGCGGCCGAGCGGCGGGCCGCGCGCCTGGCCGACCAGATGGAGCGCCAGCGCACCCGCATGGATGCCCTGGGCACCGAGCTATCCGGCGCGGGTGTCGATATCCGCGATCTGGCGGCGGAGGAGCGCCGCCTTGGGACCGAGATCGATCGCACCAACGCCCAGCTGGAGGAACAGCGGCGCCTGGCCGAACGCGCCGATCGCGCCCGGGCGCAGGGCGAAAGGATGCGGGATGTGGGGAGCCGCATTTCCGACGCTGGCGTCAAATCGACCGCGCTGGGCGTCGCCAGCGCCGCGCCGCTCGCCGTCACCGCCAGTGCCGCGATCCGGTACGAGACCGCGCTGGCGGGCGTGAAAAAGGTCGTCAGCGGCACCGACAAGGAAATTGCCCAGCTGAGCGAGTCGATGCTGGCGCTCAGCACGCGCGTCCCCATGAAGGCCGACGCAATCGCCGAGATCGTCGCAGCCGGGGCGCAGTCCAATATCGCGCGCCAGGAGCTTGTCCAATTCGCCGAGGACGCCGCGAAGATGGGCATCGCCTTCGACATCGAGGGCGGCGAGGCGGGCAAGATGATGGCCGCTTGGCGCGCGGCCTTCGGGCTGAATCGCGCGGGCGTTGTCCAGCTGGCCGACCAAATCAATCTGCTCGGCAATAAGGCAGGCGCGCCCGCTACCGTCATTTCGGAAATTGTCACCCGCATTGGCCCGCTGGGTGGCGTCGCCGGGCTGGCGTCCGGCCAGATTGCCGCAATGGGGGCGACCCTCGCCTCGATGGGGATCGAAAGCGAGATCGCCGCGACCGGCATCAAGAATACGATGCTGGCGCTGACCAAGGGCACTTCTGCGACCAAGAGCCAGGAGGCGGCGTTCAAAAAGCTGGGCCTGAGCGCGGTCAAGGTTTCGAAAGATATGCAGCGGGACGCGGCCGGGACGATCACCGACGTGATGCGTCGCATCGGCAAGGTGCCGAAGGCGCAACAGGCCGGTATGCTGACCGAGCTTTTCGGGTCGGAATCGGTCGGCGCGATCGCGCCGCTGCTGACCCAGCTGGATCGCCTGTCGACCAATCTCAAAATGGCGGCCGACCGGACGCAATATGCCGGGTCGATGCAGGCCGAATTCGACGGCCAGAATGCCACGACGGCCGCCGGGCTGGACCGCCTGCAGAATCGCGTCGACCGGCTGAAGATCCGGCTCGGCGACCAGTTGCTGCCCGTCGTCGAGCGGGTGGGCGACAAGATCGGTAAGCTGGCCGACCGGATGACCGAATTCGCCGATCGCCATCCTGCTGTGACCAAGGCGGTCATGGTCGGCGCAGCCGTCTTGAGCGCCGCCATGGTCGTGATCGGCGGCCTGGCCGTGGCGATCGGCACGACGCTGGGGCCGCTGGCCTATCTCGTCACCGCACTGCGGACGCCCGCCGCTGCGGCCTCGATCATGCAGCGCGCGTTGCAGATGCTCTTTGCGCCCTTCCGCCTGCTCTTCGGCCTGGTCCTGCGGCTATGGCCGCTGCTGCGCTTCCTGGGCGGCGGTTTCGCCACCGTGGCGCGCTTTGCATGGATGGCGATCGCCGCCATCGCCGGGCTGATCGGCGCGCCGGTCTGGGCGGTAGCGGCGATCACGGCTGCGGTCATCGGCCTGGGCGTGCTGCTCTATGTCTACCGGGACAAGATTTTTGCTTTCGGTAAGCAAGTCCTGTCCGCCTTCCAGAATATGCCCGCGATGTTCAAATATGCGGGGCAGATGATGATGGAGGCGCTGCTGACCGCCTTGTCGCCGGGGCGCCTGGTCGGGCACCTGGTCAGCCTGGGGCAGAAGGGCATCGCCGCGTTCAAGGCGGTGCTCGGCATCCATTCGCCCAGCCGCGTCTTTGCCGCAATGGGTGGCCATATCATGGGCGGCTTGAGCCAGGGCCTGACCCGCGACGCCGCTCGGCCGGTCGGCCTGGTCCGCGACACCGGCAATCGCTTGACCCGCGCGATGGCGATCACCGTCGCGGCTGGATCGCCCGCCGCTGCTGCTGGCGCGGCGACGGCACCGCCGGGCTATCGCCCGCCGCCACCGGGGATGACCGTCCATATCGCCAGCCTGACCATCCACGCCCAACCCGGGCAGAGCGGCGCGGATCTGGCGCGCGATTTCCGCAAGGAGCTTGAAAAGACCGAGCGTGACCAGGAGCGCCGCGCGCGCAGCGCGTTCGTGGACGACGAATGATGGCAAAGCTCGCCTCCCTCGGCCTTTTCGTCTTCGACGCCAGCACCTTCCCCTTTTCCGAGATCGGCCGACGCCAGGACTGGCGCTTCGGCGCGGCCCCACGTCTGGGCGATCGTGACGCCATCCAATATCTCGGCCCCGGTGATGATCTGGTCACGCTGACCGGCGCGATCGTGCCCGAGGCGGGCGCGCGATACGGCTCGATCGCGACGCTGACCACCATGGCTGACCAGGGCGAGGCCTATCCTTTCGTCGACGGCTCCGGGGTGGTGTGGGGTAGCTTCGTCATCCTGTCACTCGATCAGCGTCGCCGCGCGCTTCTAGTCGACGGCGTCCCCCGTATGATCGATTTCACCGTCGAGCTCCGGCGCGTCGCATGAGCTTCGTCCTGCCGATCGCCGATTTCCGCCTGACCCTCGCCGGTCGGGATCTTCGCGGCGATATCTTCGCGGCCGTCGCCGAGGCGCTGGATATCACCGCGAAGGTCCGGCCGCGCCTTCTGTCCCTCACCCTCACCGAAAAGCGGGGCGGCGAGGCCGACCAGCTGGACATCCTGATCGACGACTCGGACGGCGGGATGGACCTGCCCGCAAAGGGTGCGGCGCTGCAGCTGAAGCTCGGGTGGCGTGCAGGCAGCATCGTGCCTGTTGGCTTGGTCGACAAGGGCCGCTTCCTGGTCGACGAGGTGGAATGGTCCGGCGCGCCCGATCAAATCCGTATCACCGCCCGCTCGGCCGACCTGACCAATAGCTTTCGCGTGCGACGGGAGCGCAGCTTTCGCGACACGACGCTTGGAAAGATCGCGCAGGATGTGGCGAAGGCTCATGGCTGGACCAGCCGGATTGACCCGGCGCTGGTGGCGATCGCCGTCCGTATCCTGGGACAGAGCCACCAGAGTGATATGGCCCTGCTCCGCCGCCTCGGCCGCGAACATGACGCGGTCGCTACCGTCAAGAACCGGACGCTGATTCTGTCGCCTATCGGTAAGGGCGCGACTGCGACGGGGCGGGCATTCCCTGCCATCGCGATCACGAGGCGCGATGGCAGCGGATTTATGTATCGTGAAGTTGACCGATCTGCTGGAACGGGTGTGGAGGCGCGCTGGCATGACCAGGAGAGCGGCGATCGCAAAACGGTGAAGGTTGGCGGCGGTGACGGCAAGGGGACAGCCCATCGCCTCCGCCGGGTCTATCATACCGAAGCGGAGGCACGGGCCGCTGCCAAAGCCGCAAAAAACCGCAATACCCGCGCGGAGGGCGAGTTTGAAATCGCGCTCGGTTATGGTCGCCCCGACTACCAACCCGAACAGCCCGTGAAGCTCGGTGGCTTTAAGCGACAAGTCGACGCCCGGCGCTGGATCATCGCCGAGCTATCCCACAGTCTCGACGGATCGGGCGGGCTGATGACCAAGTTGAAGCTCGAAACCGCCGGATAGCGCATCCCGCGCTTGACCGAATCATGTTCCCTATGCGTTCTGGGTCCGCATGGGTTACAAGCGGTGCGATACGATCAGCGATGCCACGGGGCTGGGGGTGATATTCATCATCATTTGCCGCCGCTGCCACCGGCTACGCCGCGTCGCCGCGCTGCACTTTTCCGGCTTCATGGGCGGGCCGAATGTCCACCGCGAAACGGCCATTTCCGATTTGCGTGACCGCCTCCTATGCCGGGGCGAGGGGGATGTCGCCGGGTGCGGCCATCGCGGCGCGTTCCTGTATATGACGCTGCCGGAATTTCTCCAGGTCTCCGACGACCATTATCTGCGCTGGGCGATGGAGGAGGCCACCCGGCGCCGACGAGGGCGGGGATGGCGATGAGGGACGATCCCAGCTGGATGTCCCTGGGCAATATGCGGGGGAATGGCGTCCGCCATGTCATCGCCTGGTGCGGCTGCGGCCACCGGGCGTCGCTGAATGCAGATCGCTGGCCGGACAGTCGCAAGGTGCCCGGCCTGCTCCGCAATATGCGCTGTACCCAATGCGGGGCCAGGCCCCGCCTGGTTGTCCCCGACTGGCAATGTCGAAGATCTAATTGAGCAGTTACGCGATCTTAGCTTTTGAAGCTATTTCAGATGGGATGCCAATAGTGCCCCCAAAAGCATCTATTGCACTGCCTAATATGTTCGAGAAATGATCTGCCTCGTCCGCATTCATTTCCTCATGAGTCGCTATCCCCCAGTATCTTGAAAACAAGGAAGTCGAAATCATATATACCTTTCCATTAGGTATTATGGCTCCGATATCTTCCAAATCTCCAGAAGTTAGCCGTTTGTCGGTCGAGAAGAAAAATGTGGTGCCAAAGTCACCATGGATTACGCTCGTTAAAGAACTTGATGAGCTGCTTTTGTAATACGATTTGACCGGGCGCGATTGCCTTGAAATTTTTTCACTAAGCTCATCTAGCTTATCGAGGACATATTTATCTAGCGGCACTTGCCGTTCGCCTGGCTTTACGACGTCTACGACAACGTTATCCAAAAATGGTACGTATCCATCTTCGAGGGATGCATTGTATTTTGCTTTTAAAACGTTTGCCAAGTCACTTATAAATTCTTCCATGTCTAGTATGCTGAGGGAAGGGGGGTAATCTAACGCATGGAAATCATGAATATCGAATGGAATGTTTCCACCTTTATTCATGATTACTATAGTGGGCTTTTTTGAAGAGAGGCGAAGGCCAAGTTCCAGCATTACGTTAGGGTTGCTGTCGCTTATGTCGGCTATGACAATAGGAAATTTAAATATGTTTCCTATGATGCGCTTTGAAACGCGGTCGATAGCCGAGTTTTCCCAAACCGGCACCGCTTTGAATCCTGCCTTTTCAATGGCCCTGGTAATCAAGGTGCGAACATCAGCCCAATGCGCAGCTGAGTGATTGACCGTTGCAGAGATAGGCATGATGATTCCGCAGGTTTCCTTACCTGCTTCTTCGTTTCTATCATTGTCCAGATTCGAGCGATCGTCACCCATTGCCTTGCCCCCTTACTGTATATCACAGTCCCTCAGGATCGGCGTCCCGGCCATTTCCGTCACGCTCTTGCACAGCAGCTTGATGGCCGCGCCCTTGCTCAGGCTGGAGGCGCGCGCCTGTGACGCCTTTGTCAGATTGGCATGGGCCGACATGAATTCATTGGGCGTGCTCAGCATCACGACCGGGTCATTGCCGAAATCGAGGTCGATGGATTTGATCGTGCCGCTGACCAGCAGGGGGGACGATCCATATTGCTGCTGGGCGGCGGCCTCATTGGCTTCATAGGCTTTGAAAAGCTCGGTCGCCGTCACGGCGATCGGCGCGGCCGACGTGTCCGCTGGCGCTGCCGCATCAGTGCCCGCCCCGGAATTGCCGCCGGTCGTGTTGCTGCCGATCACGTACAGCACCACGAGGATCGCGATCACGACCAGGCACCCGATACCGGCCTTGGACGCGGGCTTGCGCGCTGGCTCGGCGGCATCCGGTGGCGTCGGCGTCGCGTTGAGAAGCGCGGCCTTCTGCGCCTCGAATTCGGTCTGGGTCAGGACGCCCTGGTCGCGCAGCTGCGCCAGGCGCGCCAATTCTTCAGATACATTGGTCATGATATTCCCCCGTTGATCCCGTCAGTCGTTCGCGATCGCCACCATTTCGGGTGCATCGTCACGAAATCCCCAGAAATCCGCCACCCGGGCAAAATCAGGTATGACTTTGCACGGATGGCGGCGTTTGGCGCACCCCGCCAAGCGCCTCTTAATGCATGAATTTCCGTTCATTTCGCCGCGTACCCAGGCGATCGAAATAAGCATCCATCTTCGCCCGGCCGGGATCCCTCAATCGGATCCCGCCCGTATCGTCCCGCGTGGCCAGGCCCTGCGATATCATCCAGCCGATATAAGGCTCGGCGATCGCCGTCTCCACATTGGCGGCCACGATAAGCTCGTCCCGGGTGGCCACCCGGCCTTCGGCATCCGCGACATAGAGCACCAGCAACATGTCCCAAGCGGGCTCGCCGAAGCCGCCTTCTATGCCCTCGAAGGCCGCATCCCGTTCGCGCCGGGCCGCATACATTTGCGCCGCGATCCGCGCCCGATCGGCGCGGATCATGGCCGGTCCACCGTCAGGCGACGACCGGATGGCTGTTCGTCGCCTTCCAGGCGGGCTCGATTACCCCGGCCGCGCGCCGATCCCGATAGCGCCAGGCGCCGATCGCCGTCGTCACCACGATGGGATAGGCCCATATCTGCGCCTGAAAGGCGTAGCCGGTGGCCTGCATGGTCGGGTCGACCAGCTTGGCCAGATGCGCCACCACGGCCGCCAGCTGCCACCCCGCGACCCATTGTGTCCAATGCCGCGTCGATCGCCAGGCCAGCAGCGTCAGTGCCAGGAAAAGGCCCGCATCGACCATCAGCGATCCGACTTCGACGGTCGCATAGCTGCTGCCGTCGATCGTGCGATGGACCAGCTCGTCCAGCGCGAATGCGACCAGATACAGCCCGGCCGCGATCCGCTCCGGCGCGCCACCGCGCGCCAGTGCGTACAGACAGGATAGCCCCAGCACCCCGAGGAAGAGAAAGAGGCTCATACGCCGCCCCTTCGGCCTGCCCGTCGTGCCAAGTCAACCCGGCCCGATCAGGCCGCATGGGCGACGACGGTCAGGCCCACCTTGGCTTCGCGCGGCGTGTCACCGTGGTCGCCGAATTCCTGGTCGTCCACGCCCATGGTGTCCTGCACCGCGCGGAACCCGTAATGCGCCGAATGGACCGCATTGCGGGTGTTCATCAGGGCCTGCTGCGCCTGCACGATCTGCGCCAGCGCGTCATGGCCGGTATCCAGGGGCAGGCGGGCCTTTGCGCGCCCTTCGACGGCCGCGATCTGCACCTCGGCCAGCAGCTTGAAGGCGGCGTCGAGATGCGCCTCGGCTTCGCACAGCGGCGCGCCGACCGAGCGGACGACATCGATACGGGTGGCAATTCGCGTCATTCAAGTCTCCCCGGCGGGGGAGACCCCCGCGACTATTGCGTCAGTCGATCGAATGCCTGCAGGACCGGCCGCAGCAGGGGCGAGACCCCCGCTGCCAGCGACACGGACAGCGACAGGAAGATCATGGAGCCGATCGCGATGATCGCGATCTGCCGCAGGACCTGCCCCAGCGACTGTGTATCCGGCTGCCGCGTGCGATTGGGCTGCGGCCAGAAAGGCGTCTTCGTCGACGTCGCCGGGGCTATCGGCGCGGGCGGGGCGGCGACTACCCCCGAAGATTCAGGCCCCTTTTTATCAGGGGGCGTCGTGGGGCCTGATCTGAAGGCGATGGCCGCCGCTTCGCGCCGATCGCGCGCGCCCAGCGTCTCTATCGCCTCCTTGATATACCCGTCGACCGTGGACGAACCGATGCCTAGCTCGGCCGCGATTTCCTTGGACGTGCGGCGCTCCCAGACCAGGCGCAGGCATTCGCGCTGGCGGGGGCTGAGACGGGACGCGGGATCCTGGGTCATGGGCGGCCGGGCATGACAGAGGACGTGTATCGATCCACCCCGGCCTGCGAATATGGGTGTCGGCCGTGCGACATCGCCTGCTCGGTCATCGTGTCGGTACGGGATGAGCGATGGCGGGCATTGCATCGTCTGATGCTGTCGGCTCGATCGGGACCAGGTGCCCCGGCGCACCGAAGTGAAGCTCTCGCACGCGCGACAGCGCGATGGGAAGCATCTCAGCAAGCTGCAGAGCTTGCTCGTCCGGCGTGGCACCCTGATCGACCAGCTTCAACATCCCGTCGAACATGCGCTTCAGCGCCACGGTCGGTGGGAGGACCATCGGCATCATGATCGCAGTCGGTCCCGCTGGCGCGGGTGGGGGCGCGTTTTCGCCTGGGTCGTCCGTCTCGCCGGTAAGGTAATCGACCGTAGTCCCGAGGGTGCGGGCGATCTTATGAAGGTGGACGGATGATTGCGACGTCCCACGCACGAGGGCGTTGATCGTCGGTTGGGTAAGGCCGACCTGCCTAGCCAACCACGATTGGCTTTTACCTAGCAAAGTCAGACGTGTGAGGATGCGCTCGCCAATCATCGGCGCGCCAAACTATAGACAAATTTATAGACCGCCACATAGTCCTCTCATTGACTGACCTATAGATATGTCTATAGTGTCATCTATGGACTCGGGATCGACCATGCATGAAGCGCTGCTGCTGGCAGTCCGCCATCAAGGCGGACAGTCGCAAACGGCGCGGAATCGCGGCGTCACCCAGCCGACGGTCCACTATTGGCTCAACGTCATGAAGAAATGCCCGCCGGAGCATGTAATTGGCATGGAAGAGGATAGCGGGGTATCGCGGCACTTGCTGCGTCCTGACATCTATCCACTCGAGGGAGCTCCAGCTCCGACGCCAGCAGCCCCGCCGTTGATCGTGCCAGCGAACGAGAACGGCGTCTTATGATGAAGCACTCGTCATTTAACCTCTTCCCCCCTTCCGGCCGCTCGCAGACCGGCCGGGAAGCGCGTGGCGGTTTGGCCGTCCTCCGCCCGTGCAAGCCCCGTCTGCGGTTCCCGAGTGCCTGGGTGGGTGCCGATTGTCTCCCAGAATCGGCACCCACTTTTCTGGCCGACCAGTTGGGGCGCTGGCAGGCCGCCCCGCGCCAGCGTGCTGCCTGGCCGGGCGCCCGGCGCTACCCGTCTGCCACCCATTTCGAGGCCCTCGCATGAGCACGTCTCCGACATCCGATTCAGTCGCCAAGGCCTTCGATGAGGCGACACGCTACCTGACGCATCAGTACAAGGTCGGTCCGCTGACCATGGAGCATGTGTTTCGGCCTCACCGCATGACCAATCTATCCGACATGCAAAGTGTGTTGGACGCCATGGAAGCCGCTCTCGACAGCTGCACAGGGGATGCGAAGTGCGCCGCGCTACCGGATCGCGCTGATATTCTGGAGACCATTGAGAATGCGGCGTGCGACTGGCAGGCCAAGGGCTACCCGACCGCTCTGGCAGAGGTGCGGGATATGGCGAATCTGGGCCGCGAATGCGAGGCGCGGGAGGGGCTGACCCCAAGGGCTGCGCTACATGCCGAAATCCGTACCATCGTGGACCAAGCTCTAGACAAGATCGAGTCCGGCGAATGACCGATCGTGATCGTCCGACCCAGGACACCCGCGCCCTGCGCAACTGGAGCGCGATCGGTCATTATCCGAGCAAGAAGCCATTCGTCTTCGGCACCGTGATGCTGCCGCTCGATGCTCGGTATGATGAAATCATGACAGCGTTGCGCGGGAAATGGGCTGAATTCATGCCGATTGATACCCCGCCCGTCTTCGATCCGATCATGGGAATGGTCTGGTTCCAGGCTGATGGCGAATGACCGCGGTTAAGCCCCCCATGACGATCGAGGCAGCGCTGGCGCGCATCGCCGGGCAGCTGGAAGGCAGCTGGGCCGAGATGGCCGAGATCTGCAACCGCGCCCCCGCGACCGTATACGCCTGGGGCAATTCCAATGTGGGCGACTCGATCCCCATGGACTGCGCCATCAAGCTCGACATCGCGTATATGCGCGCGGGCGGGATCGGCGCGCCGATCAAGTCGGTCTATGATTTGAAGGTCGATTGCGCGAACCGCATGGCGTTCGCCGAACAGGCCGAGCTCGCATCGCTCACCGGCAAGCACATCAAGGAAAGTGCCGAAGCGACGATCGCACAGATTCTTTGTCATCAGCCCGGTGCGACACCCGGCGATTTGCGGACGGCCATCCGCGAAACGCAGGAATCACTCGAGGCCACCATGGACACGTTGGCCGCTCTTAAGAAGAGCGCGGGGCTCGATCAGGCGGTCGGCGTGAACGGGGGCTCTTCATGAGCGACGTAGCGAAGAAAGACCAGCGGATGCGCCTGGCCTGCCCGCATTGTGGCAGCGAGACGCGGATCCGCACCAGCCGGACGGTCAGTACGACCTATCGCCAGCTGTACCTCCTGTGCCTCGATCTGGAATGCGGCTTCACCTTTGCCGCCGACCTGACGATCACGCACGGCCTGTCCCCCAGCGCGAAGCCGAACCCGGCCTGCCATCTTCGCATGGCCCCGGCGCGGCACCGCGCGGACAATGACTTGCATCCTTCGCGTCGTCGCGGCCCGGAGGTGCCGCCGCCCGCCGCGAACGAGGACAGCCCGGCCGACGAAGCGACCGTCTAAAAAACGCGCTCTTTCCCTTTCCGTCATCGCCGTCCCGCCGCCACCCCTGCGGCCGGGAACGGCCTTTTGCGTGCCCGAGAAATCCGATGATCCCAGCCCATTTCCACGACCGAGCCGCCCGATGAGCCGCGCTCTCCGCGTCTCGATCAGCATCGCGCCTCTGATCGGCGTCGCCGTCTTCGCAGCGGTCTTCGACCATGCGCGCATCGGCGTCGCCGTACTGGCGGCGGCTTTGTGGCTGATGCTCTGGACCGTCGAAAATCTCCGCGCCGCCATCGAGGAGAAGAAGAAGTGAATTGCCCGCACGCTTCCGGGCGGCCTATTCCGGCCGAGCCGATCCATGTCTTTATCGACGACTTCCAAGCCCCGGCCGCGCGCCTCTGCCGCACCGTCGTCCATGCGCAGGACTGCACCTGTCGCGAATGCCAGCCCGACCGGCTGGATGCCCAGGCGATGGCGCTGCTGACGATCGTCGGCTTCCTGGTCGCCACAGCGATCGCGCTCTTCATCGATCCGACCGGCGTCATCGCCGTGCTGGCCGACATGGTCGGGGTGCCGGCATGAGCCCCGTGCGCGAGACGCTGGCGCGAATCCTCGGTGACTATGTGCTGATCGACGCGGTCGACATCACCGACGACGCCGACCTGATATGCGATCTGGGCCTCGGCTTGGTCGACCTGGTCACGGTGGCGGCGCAGGCCGCGACCAGGCTCAATATCAAAATCGATGGCGCCGAGGCTGCCGATTGGAAGACCTTCGGCGACATGCTGGCCACGGTGGAGGCCCTGACGGACGGCCTGGCCGCGATCACCGCCGCAGAGCACCGCCTGTTCGTCGGTATGGACATGGCCGAGCTCGACGGGCTCACCCGCACCATCAGCCGCCCCATCGAAGCGCTGATCGACGGATGGCCCGCCGACCAGGCAGGCGCGCAGCTGCTCGCGGCGGCGACGCTGCGGGCGCTGCTCATCAATCAGGCGCGCATCATCACCCGCAGCGCCACGACCCTCGCCGATATTCCGGCCCTGCTGATGGGATGCGAGGCGATCGTCCGCGACCGCGTCCAGCAGGCCTCCGACCGTATCCTTTTGGAGATTTCCCGTGGCTGACCAAATCACCGGCATCGATGGCGAAGGCAATGTCACCGCCGACGAACTGCGCCTGCTGATCGAGCGCGCCGAGCGGCTCGAGGAAGAGAAGAAGGGCATCAGCGACGACATCAAGGACGTCTTCGCCGAGGCCAAGGCACGCGGCTACGACCCGAAATCGATCAAGAAGATCATGGCGATCCGTAAGAAGCGGCGGGAGGAGTACCAGGAGGAAGAAGCCATCCTCGCTGTGTACATGAAGGCGCTGGGGATGATCTGATGGAGATCCCCACACATCAGGATATGGAGACGGCCGGGCAATGGCTGATGTCGCATGGCGACGCCTTTGCACCGGCGGCTGTCCGCGACAGTCTGGCCCAGCTGATTGCCGAGGCGCGCGCCACAGGGGGCAACCCGCAAAGCTGGCCGGATATCGGCCCTGATCCTCTGCAAGGCCCCCGCCCGCCCGCCCGTCTGGAGGCATCCCTTGCGATCTGTCGCGAAGGCTATGAGCGCCAGCAAAAGGAAGTGCCCGATCAGACCGTCTTGGTCTGGCGCTGGCATCTTGGCGCACTGATCGAGGCGGCCGCGCGCTGTCTTCGCTTCCACGGTAGCTGGCAGGTCAATGCCCGCGACATCGATGACGGAGCGCCGCGCGCCGTGGCGATCCGTGCCGCCTCGCTGCATTCTTTCATGGCGATCGCCGAGGACATAGCCGACAGCGATAAGGTCCTGTGCTCGGCCTATACCGCCGTCGAGTGGGACTGTCTCGACGAAAACGGCAAGGAATGGGTCGCCGCGATCGTGCGGGAAGCTTTCGCCCGCTCGGCCGAGCGGTAGGGGGCCGAAGCCATGAATATGCCAAATGTCGTCCGACTGGATGCGCGATTAGCGCGCGCCGTCGAGATCGGGCGCGGCATCCGACTGGAGGCCCCCGACCTAGATATCCTGGCAAAGCTCGGCCTGTTCGAGATCACCCACCGCGCCAAGAACGAATTTTTGAAAGAACAGGCAGAATGCCGCGACGCCAGACTCCGGTCTATCAAAGAGGAAAATACTGGCTCGACTTCGACAGGAAGTCAGACGGCACCCTCCGCAGTCCCTACCTCTACATCTTCTGGTACGACCCAGACGCGAAGCGTGAGCGCAGCGCGTCAACGGGTACAGCAGATGAGCGGGTAGCGACGCAGAAGCTCGACCAGCGCTATCTCGCTGATCGCGGGGAAGCGGCGGCTTTCTGTGAAACCTGCGGCCAGCCCCTTACCCAGGCGAAGTCGTACCTGCTGACTGACGCGATCGCCGATTATAATCTGGAGTGGGGCTGCAACCAGGTGTCGGCCGACACGATCGTGTCGCGCCTGAATCACGTCACGGCGTTTCTTGATGCCGAAGAGGCGCGCGGTGCCGAGGGTCGCTTCGGCCTGGCGACGACATGCGAGCTCGCGTGCAGCAAGGTCTTTGTCACCGCATTCCGCGCCTGGTCTCGGCAAGAGCCGGTGGTCTGGAAGAACAAGAAGAGGGAAATCGTCAGAAGTCGGACGCGCTCCCCGGCTGCGACCGAGGCGGCGATCGCGCAACTGATCGCGGTTCTCAATCACGCCGCAAATGCCGAGCCGCCCCGCGTCGACAAGCGCCCGATCTACAAGCCGATCCCCGCCGGTCAGGTGCAGCGCAAACGCCGTACCCGAATCGGGATCGAGGAAATCGCCGAGATGCTGGCCTATGCGGCCGAGCCCGATCGCCAACGGGAATCGCTGCATGCGTTCCTCGTTGCGTCGATCTGTACGCTCGCCCGGCCGGGCGCGGTGGTCGACATCAACGTCGCGCCTGATCGCGGCCAGTGGTGGGCGGGATCGCCCACGATCGACCTCAACCCCGCTGGCCGGGCGCAGAATAAAAAGCACCGTGCGCTGCTGCCGGTCGTGCCGCTGCTCGACCGCTGGCTGCGCGAAGAGCTTGCCCGGTATCAGGGGCTATCGCCCAAGGATCGCGAGGGCCGAGGCTGGCTGGTCAACTATTACGGTAAGGCCGTCCAGGACGTCGACCGCGCCTGGGACTCGATGCTCCGCAACCTCAAGATGCCCGAGACCAAGGAGTGGAAAGCCTATGTGCTGCGCCACAGCCTGGCGACGCTCGTCCGCAATCGCGGCGCGGAGCGCTGGGATCTGGAAGGGTTCATGGGGCACCGCTCTGGCAGTCAGACCGAAACCTACGCGATCGGCGAATTTCCGACCGTAGTGACGGCGCTGGAGAGCATCATTTCCGATTTGGACGCTCTGAAGCCTGGTGCGCTGTACCGGACTGTCACCGGAGCCAGCCAATCCTACGCCTTCGGGAAGGGAGAATAAAATGACGTAATTTCAATATGTTGGGGATGGTGCCGCTTACAGGACTCGAACCTGTGACCCCCGCATTACGAATGCGATGCTCTACCAACTGAGCTAAAGCGGCCCGTCTCATGAACCGGCTGGTGTCCGGTCAGGTGGGGGCGCTTAACAGGTC